GTTGAATGGTTGGTATGGTCGCCAGACGCCAAAGGCTCGATCTCGAGCCGTCAGACACGGTCTGAATAGCTGTTGTGGTCCATTTGTATCACGCTCAATCAACTGAACAAAAGTCCAGTGCTTGGTTAGATCACCCAGCTTCATTCCTTTCAGTTCCTTCTCGAACTGTGTCTGATGGTACCGCGTCCATAGATATTGCTGACTAAACGTCTCAAAAGTAGCAGCATCTATACCATGATCATCGCGAGCGCTCGAGAGCATCTTGTGTTCCTCTGACCGTGGTGCAAGCGCTTCCACACCTTTAGTCAGTTCCAACACATGCTCCACCCACGCGCGCAACGGTGGTGAGTACCTGAATTGTCCCCAGCTGCTTAACGCAACGCCTCGCATAAGCGATTCAGGAGTGGCATAAGACGGTGGATTAATAAACCAACCGAGCTTAGCCATTTGTCTCCCTGCTTTCGCAACGAAGCGCCACGTGCCACGAACTGGCAACATTCGCAAAGAGCAGAATTCGGCTTCAGCTAGAGTAGATCTGTACAACCCCTCCGCTTTGAACCCCAATTCCAACATCCTCGCCTTCCAATCGATGACAACTCCTGGTATATGTCGCATTAAGTTGTCATCACCCTGCACGAGCATCTTGATACACTTCTTCGCTTCCGAAACTGACATCCCAGTTTCCTTGCAAAAAATGTAAATGTGCATGAGGGCATTGATAATAGAGTTCATGAGTGATGTCCATGGGTCACCAGACTTTCGAGTGCCTTTCACCCGATACCGTAAACCACTTCCGGTGACGCCGTGTGTCTTCATGTTCTCACGCATGAGGTCAAGAACGACGCGTGGTGCGCCGAACCATTCCGCTATCTCAATTTCCAACTCACACAGATCTTCCGATATAGAGGCGTCGAAAGCTCCGACATCATCCTCAACTATCGAAAAATCAGGAGGGCTGCTTATGTACACAGCGGCGTCATCAATGTGCACTCCACTGGTGAAGCACACAAAATTCTTTGTGCCCCACCGTTTCTTGATAACACCTTGCAGCGCTGCGAAGAAAGGTCCGGTCGCATTCACGAACTCTTTCTTCCCTCCTTGTATCAATCTGCTCGCTTTGTAGTTACGACCGAGTGGTGTCCGGTAGTTATTGTTTTCTACCTTGACAAACGACTCGCGACGAGTCCACTCATAAAGCTGTCTTGGCGTCAGCTTCATGTCATAACTAAACCCTTCATCGACCATTTGCTTCCAAGCAGTGCGAAGCTGCTCTTTCACTTGGGGCGATGACCCGCAGGCTTTTAGCCACTCATCGTAGTCCATTGGCTTGACTCGTATGCGCCTGCCGAACAATTCTCTCATGTTGGCACGCACAAATCGGCGGAAGT